TATGGTATCGGTACAACATTTGGTACAGTAGGAAATGAAATGTTCTGGCATATGTACCAAAGTTTTCATCCAGGACAAAACGAACGTTTCTTAAAGAAGTGTGAGGAAATTTTAAATGGCTAATCGTAGTGACTTTTATAACGCTAAACTTCCACGACAATACAAGAGACTTCTTGCAATGTCTGAAGCATATGGTTGGATTAACGATTCACATGAGCGTGGTGATTTTAAACGATCGATGATTGCTGCTCATGCAAACCATGTGGCTTCGAAGATCAAGCGTCAGTCTATGGATAATGCTAACAGCAGTGAAGAATAATGCATTCTTTATCAGAACTTCGTGACTTGCTAGTATCTAAACAGATACAGATACTAGATTATAATGGTTGGCAACTTAGAGTCGGTGATGACACGTGGGTTATGATACACGATGTTCTTTATTTAAATGGTGAAAAACAAAATCATAAGCAAAAAGGTTTATTTGACAAATACAAGAAGGTGAACACAAATGACAATCAAAGCACTCAAACTCGTAAGTGGCGAGGAATTAGTAGTCGAAATTACAGATGAAAATGATTCTTCTGTAACATTCAAGAATCCAGTTGCTTCAGTACTACAGCGTTCACAGAATACTGGTGGCGCAGCACTTGGCTTCATGCCTTGGATGCATGCAGCAGATGGTCCGTTCACTGTTGACAGAAACAAGATCATTTGTATTGCAAATGTTGCCGATGAAGTGAAAAACGGGTATAATCAGATCTTCGGGGCAGGAATTGTGGTGCCTCCAAAGCAATTGATTACGGGGTAACATGTCCGATTTTTACACGAACGTCGCAGTCTCTGGAAAGTTCATCCTACTGCGAGGTGTCGAGAATGGAAAGAGGGTCAGGCGAAAAGTTGAGTATCGCCCGACCTTTTTTCTTTTGTCACAAGAACAATCTGAATTCACCACACTGGCAGGTGAATGCGTAAAACCTATCCAGCCAGGAACAATTTCTGAGTGTCGCGAATTTCTTGAGAGGTATAAAGGTGTCGACAATTTTCCTGTTTTTGGCAATAATCGGTATGAGTACGCTTATATTGCTGATGAGTATCCTGACGATATTCTTTGGGATGCTGGTAAAGTTCTTACTGCCTATCTTGATATTGAAGTTGGATCCGAAAATGGATTTCCAGAACCAAGAGATGCTGCAGAACAAATCACCGCTATCACACTCAAGATCAAAGGTAATTATTTTGTGTTTGGTGTCGGCGATTACAGCAAGCATCGTGACGATGTTCATTACGCTAAATGTCGTGACGAGTTCGACCTTATCAAACGATTCATGGACCTCTGGACAAGATTCTACCCCGATGTTATTTCAGGGTGGAACATCAAGTTCTTCGATATACCTTATCTCGTAAATCGCATCAGTAAACTCTTTGGTGAGGATGAGGCAAAGAAACTCTCGCCATGGAATCGTTTGTCTGAACGTGAAGCATTTGTAATGAACCGCGAACATCAAGTGTTTGATCTTGATGGTATTGCTACACTTGATTACATCGAGCTCTATCGCAAGTTTACTTACTCGCAGCAAGAGTCTTATCGTCTTGATCATATTGCTCACGTTGAGTTGGGTGAAAAGAAATTAGATTACTCTGAGTTCGAGACTCTGCATCAACTCTACAAATACGATTATCAAAAGTTCATTGAGTATAACATCAAGGACGTAGAACTTGTTGAAAAACTCGAAGATAAGATGAAGTTGATTGAGTTGGCTTTGACTCTTGCTTACGACAACAAAGTAAACTATGACGATGTGTTCACTCAGGTGCGCATGTGGGACTCGATTGTATACAATCACTTGATGAAGAAAAAGATTGTAATCCCACAGATGAAGATGGGCGAAAAGAAAACTCAATACGAAGGTGCATACGTCAAAGATCCGATCTGCGGAATGCACGAATGGGTTGTTTCGTTTGACTTGAACAGCCTGTATCCTCACTTGATCATGCAGTATAACATCTCAATGGAGACACTTGTTCAGCCAAGCAATTACTCAATTGAGATGCGCAATACAGTTCGCGAAAACAAAGTGAACGTTGATAGCATGCTCAATCGTCAGGTTCGATTGGATTACCTCAAGAATGTTGGTGTTACACTGACACCAAACTGCCAGTTCTTCAACGTGAAGAAACAAGGTGTGCTTCCTGAGATTATGGATAGCATGTACAAAGACCGTACACGCTATAAGAAGTTGGCAATAGAAGCCAAAAAGAAAATCGAAACTGTTCTTGAAGATAAGAATCAAGTTGAGTATCTTGAGAAGCAAGTTGCTCGATATAATAATCTTCAGTTGGCAAAGAAGGTTACTCTAAACTCCGCTTACGGTGCACTGGGTAATCAATACTTCCGCTTCTTTGATATTCGTATCGCTGAAGGTATCACAACAGCAGGTCAGTTGTCTATTCGTTGGATTGAAAAGAAAATCAACAAATATATGAATGAACTTCTCAATACAGAGGATGTTGATTATGTAATTGCCTCTGACACAGATTCGATTTATCTGAACATGGGTCCACTTGTACAGAAACTTTATCCAGATGTGAGTGATACCAAAAAGGTCATCAAATTCATGGATAAGGTTTGTGAACAGAAGTTTCAACCATTCATTGATAAATCATATCAAGAACTCGCTGACCATGTCAATGCATTCCAGCAACGTATGGAAATGAAGCGCGAGTCATTGGCTGACAAAGCAATCTGGACTGCGAAGAAGCGATATATTCTTAATGTGCATGATAGCGAAGGTGTTGCATATGCCAAACCTAAACTGAAGATCATGGGTCTCGAGGCTGTCAAGTCTTCAACTCCAGGTGCTTGCCGCACAAAGATTAAAGAAGCAATCAGCATCATCATGAACAAGACGCAGGATGATCTCCATAAGTTCATAGACGAATTTCGAAAAGAGTTCAAGACACTTCCAGTTGATGCGATCGCGTTTCCAAGAAGCGTGAATGGTCTGACTGAGTATGCAGATCCTGCCAGTATCTTCAAAAAGGGCACGCCGATTCACGTGAAAGGTGCATTGGTGTTCAATCATTATTTGCGAGAGATGAAATTGACCAAACGCTATCAATTGATTCAAGAGGGTGAGAAGATTAAGTTCATCTATCTGAAACAACCCAATACGTTCAACAATAATACTCTTGCATTTATCTCTGAGTTGCCGAAGCAATTTGACGCTCAACAATTTATTGATTATGATGTTCAGTTTGAGAAATCATTCCTAGAACCTCTTGATATTATTCTTTCTTCGATTAATTGGCACTCTGAGAAAGTTGAATCACTGGATTGCTTTTTTGCCTAAACCACGATATAATATACAAATCTTCATACGGAGAAATACAAATGAGTCTACTCGATAAGTTAAAGAAAAATTCTACAATTGCTGATACTGCAATCCTTGCAAAGTCCAAGTTCTTTGCTGCAAAGGATATGGTTCAGACCAGCATTCCTGTTGTCAACGTTGCATTCTCTGGCGATCTTGATGGTGGCTTCACTCCAGGACTCACGATGTGGGCTGGTCCGTCAAAGCACTTCAAAACTGCATTCAGTCTCTTGATGGCAAAAGCATATCAAGACAAGTATCCTGAATCAGTCGTTCTGTTCTATGATTCTGAGTTTGGTACACCACAAAACTATTTTACTTCTTTCGGCATTGACACCGATCGCGTTGTTCACACGCCTGTGACTGACGTTGAGCAGTTGAAGTTTGACATTATGAATCAGTTGCAAAACATCGAGCGCGGCGAGCGTGTGATGATTGTTGTTGACTCAATTGGCAACCTTGCTTCAAAGAAAGAAGTTGAAGATGCGCTTGAGCAAAAGTCTGTTGGTGATATGACTCGTGCCAAGCAAATCAAGTCTTTGTTCCGCATGGTAACACCACACCTCACCTTAAAAGATATTCCAATGGTGGTTGTAAACCACACTTATAAGGAAATTGGTTTGTATCCAAAGGACATCGTCGGTGGTGGCACTGGCTCTTACTATTCTGCAGATAATATCTACATCCTTGGTCGCCAGCAAGAAAAAGATGGCACTGAATTGATTGGCTATAACTTTATCATCAACGTGGAGAAATCTCGTTATGTTCGTGAAAAAGCTCGTATCCCTGTCACTGTTCGTTTCGATGGTGGCATTAGCAAGTACAGCGGTCTTTTGGATATGGCACTTGAGTCGGGTCATGTAACCAAGCCAAACGTTGGTTGGTATGCAAAGGTGAACACTGCTACTGGCGAAGTTGAAGCCAAGAAGTGGCGCATTGCTGACACTGAGTGTCCTGAATTCTGGGATAGCATTCTTGGCAACGCCACATTCAAAGAATGGATTCGCGAAAACTATCAATTCAGTTCAGCAGTTTCTACTCTGATGGCAGATGCTGGAGAAGAAGATGCTTGATGATTTGATTGCTAGTCTAAGATTTTGGTATTCAAAAAAGGCTATCAAAGTCGACGAGCACTATGAGTTCATGTTTGACATGAGCAATACAAATGCAGTAACTATCAGGATTCTTAAAAAGTTTCCTGGTGTTATTGCAGAGTATTCCAATCTACAAATGGTTACAGATAACCAGATATCGTATGACTTCAATGTGATTGCAAATCCAAATCTTTGTGATGTTGAATCAAAGCGATTTAAAAACTTTACTGGTGACATCTTTCGTAATATAATTCATAGTTCAATCGAAAACGCTATCAAGGATTCAAATGAAAACGGAAACACTGATTCTCTCAAATCTGATTCGGAACGAGCCATTCATGAGGAAGTCTCTACCGTTTCTGAAGAACGAGTACCTGAGCGAAAGCCACGAAAGAAAACTGTTCGAAGAAATAAAAAAGTTCATTCTGAAGTACAACAGTCTGCCGCCGACAGCAGCACTGGAAATCAGTCTTAAAGAATCTACCAAACTCACAGAGGGTGAGTTAAATAAGTCATTAGAACTCCTGAAGGAAGTTTCCAATGACAAATCTGAACAGAAACTCGAATGGCTTCTTGACACAACGGAAAAGTTCTGTCAAGAAAAGGCTGTATACAATGCTATCATGGATTCCATTCAGATTCTTGACGGTAAAGACCCAAACCGTGGTAAAGGAAGCATTCCTGCTCTCTTGTCTGATGCTCTGGGGGTTAGTTTCGATCCTCACATTGGTCACGACTTTTTGGATAATTACTCTAATCGGTACGATTTCTATCATCGCATCGAGAAAAGAATCCCATTTGATCTTGAATACTTCAACAAGATTACTAAGGGAGGACTTCCGCAGAAAACCCTTAACATTGCTCTTGCAGGTACTGGCGTCGGCAAGTCTCTTTTTATGTGCCATGTGGCTGCTGGTTGCTTGGCTCAAAACTACAACGTTCTCTACATTACTCTAGAAATGAGTGAAGAGAAGATCGCAGAACGTATTGATGCGAATCTTCTGAATGTGACGCTGGAAGATCTCATGAACATGCCAAAGGACATGTATGAGAAGCGCATGGGCAAACTTAAAGAGCGCATGAAAGGCAAGTTGATCATTAAAGAATATCCAACTGCCTCTGCCAACCCTGCTCACTTCCGTGCATTGATCAACGATCTGTCGCTCAAGAAAAACTTCCGTCCAGATATTATCTTCATCGACTATCTAAATATTTGTGCGTCTGCCAGAATCAAACCTGGTGCCAATGTTAACTCTTACACCTACATCAAAGCGATTGCAGAAGAACTTCGCGGCTTGGCAGTGGAGAATAACGTACCGATTGTGTCGGCTACTCAGACAACTCGATCTGGCTTTAGCAACTCTGACCCTGGACTGGAAGATACTTCTGAATCGTTCGGTCTACCTGCGACTGCTGACTTTATGTTTGCTCTTGTTAGCACTGAAGAGTTGCAGCAACTTAATCAGTTACTCGTCAAGCAACTCAAGAATCGTTATAACGATCCCAACCTCCATAAACGATTTACGATCGGAGTCGATAGAGCCAAGATGAAACTCTATGATCTTGAACAGAAGGCACAAGACGCTGTGATGCAAGAAGCCGAATCAAAGCCAGTCTTTGATCGCGGTAAGAGTACAGACAAATTCAAGAATCTGAAAGTGTAATGAAACTTGAAAAGATAGAGAAGAAGGTTAATGCTCTCGCTGAAAATTGGGTGGGCAGAAAACATGTACCATCTATTATTCGATCTTTAAATGCAGCCTTCAAACGTAATATTGTTTGTTTCTCATCAGAACGATTTGAGGGTGAATATTTCAAAGATCATAATGTGATTGTAAACGCACATTACTGTAATCGCATTTCTGATTTTATCCCTGAACATATCTACATCGCATTGCATTTCCCTAAAAGACAACGTAAGGCGAGTCTTACAAAGGCTGGTGCTAAAAATTTGGCTTTGAAGATCATTCGTGCGATTCACCACGAGTATCGCCATAAGCATCAACAGAAACAAAGACCCTTTCTTTTACAAAAAGAATACAAGCCTAGACCGAAACAGAATAAGATGAAGGCGATGTATTATGGAAATCCAGACGAAATCGACGCTCATGCCTATGAAACTCAGGCTGAACGAATTGATATAAATAAACTTCGAACAGCGCATAAAATTGGCTGGCAAGATTCTGAAGCCATCTTTATGTATCGAAAGACTTTCCGAAATCAAGATCCGAGAGTCTGGAAAAGATTCTTGAAAAAGGTTTATAAACTAAATGAAAAAATTCAGAGAATACCTGAAGGAACAAGAAACCCATAGCAGCATTCAAGACTTCATGGGTTACTGCAAAGACAATTTAGGTATTGCGGAACTCCCAAAACTCGTAATTATTGACAATCGCGATACAGCGAGAGAGAATACGAGTTTCGGTGGTTACTCTCCAAGTGAAAGAGTGATTCACTTAAATGTTGCAGGGCGTCATTTAGCAGATGTCCTTCGCACATTAGGGCATGAACTAGTCCACCACAAACAGAACGAAGATGGTGTACTACATAGTTATGCAGGTGAGACAGGCAGCGAGTTTGAAAACGAAGCAAACAGCAAGGCTGGTGTCATCATGAGAAATTATGGTAAATCAAATCCTGCAATTTATGAGGAAGTTGAATTGTAATTGAGGTTTTATGACTACATTTGTGACTGGTGGTTTGGGATTTATTGGTTCTAATTTTGTAATCTCTCACCTACAAAAATATCCTTCTGATGAGGTTGTCATTCTCGACAACTTCTCATACGCTGCAAATGGCAGCAATCTAAATGGTTTCTATGACGACTGGCGACTTAATATCAAAAAAGTCGACATTCGGAATCTTGAATTCTTAGACCACATGTATCATGACTATGAACCAGACATTACGTTTCATTTTGCTGCTGAGTCTCATGTTGACAATTCTATTACTGGGGACGATGATTTCCTCAGCACTAATGTTAATGGCACTCATAACATTCTAAAGTGTATTCGCAAGTATGGTGGTAAACTTGTTCACGTTTCAACTGATGAAGTCTATGGAAGTTTAAATTCAGAAGATTCTTCGTTCACTGAAACAACTCCGTACGATCCACGCAATCCATACTCTGCAACCAAAGCAGCCAGCGATCATCTCGTTCGTGCTTATGTAAACACACATAAGATTGATGCAGTTGTTACCAATTGCTCAAACAACTATGGTCCTCGCCAGCATACTGAGAAATTTATTCCAACAATTATTCGGAATATTAAAAACAATACACCAATTCCTGTTTATGGTACTGGAACAAATATTCGTGATTGGTTGTTTGTTGAAGATCATTGTGAGGCATTACTCGCAATTGGTCAGAATTTTAAATCTGGTGAACGTTACAACATTGGCGGTGGTCATGAGATCACTAACTTAGAAATGGTAACATTGATTCTTGACTTAATGGGTAAACCAGTTCACATGTATCAAAACTGGATTAATTTTGTAAATGATCGTAAGGGTCATGATTTTAGATATTCTATGAATTCGGATAAAATCTTCAAGGAACTTGGTTGGTCCGCAAAGACCAAGATCGTCCAAGGACTGGAGAAAACTTTGGAGTGGTACTCATGAGAAAAGGGATTATTTTATCAGGTGGATTAGGTACACGCCTCTATCCATGCACAAAGGTTATTTCAAAACAGTTATTGCCTGTTTATGACAAGCCATTGGTCTATTATCCAATTTCTACATTGATGCTTGCTGGCATTCGTGATATTATGATTATCACATCGCCAGCTGATCGCGCACCATTTGAGAAACTTATTGGTGATGGATCTCAGTGGGGATTGAATATTGTTTATGAAACTCAGTTGCAACCAAGAGGAATTGCTGAATGTTTCCGCATTGCAGCAAAATGGATTGATGATGATGAAGTCACTCTGATTCTCGGTGACAATATTTTCTATGGTAATGAATTGATCAATCGTTTCAATGCTGCAAAAAACAATCATGTTGGTTGCACAGTTTTCGCTTACCATGTCGCGGACCCTGAACGGTTTGGAGTGGTAGAATTAGATAATGATGGAAACCCAATTCGAATTGTCGAAAAGCCTAAATTTGCTCCAAGTAATTATGCTGTCACTGGGCTTTACTTTTATGACAATAATGTAGTAGAATATGCCTGGAGGATCTCACCTTCTGCAAGAGGAGAATTGGAGATTACTGACATCAACAATCTTTATATGCAAAACAATGATTGCAAGATTGAGTATTTGAATCGTGGTATTGCTTGGATTGACACAGGTACATTTGAGTCTCTCTCAGAAGCATCTGTATTTGTTGGTTCAGTGCAAAAGAGAACAGGTATGATGATTGCATGCCCTGAAGAAATCGCATACAAGAATGCATGGATTACAGAGCATGATGTTCGTAGTGCCGCTGAGAAGTATAGTAAATCAGATTATGGTAAATATCTTGGACAAATCTTGAGGATGAAAGTATGAGTGATGTGAAGCAAATGATTGAAGATTTGGTTGCCGCTGTTGGTACACCAAAGTATGCATACAATTGCAAAGAGTTCAATCCTGAGAAAGATACCGTATTCTATTCTGGTCCATATTGGGATGAGAAAGAAGTCATTGCTGGTGTCACTGCATTTCTAACAGGTAAGTGGCTCGTCTCTGGCGAGAATGTTGCGAAGTTCCAATGGGCATTCTGTCGCAAATTCAATGTGAAGCATGCTCACATGGTCAACTCTGGTTCCTCTGCCAATTTGACAATGGTTGCAGCACTCAAGAAGCATCTGAACTTGGAAGATGGCGTTGAGGTTCTTGTATCACCTGTCGGATTCCCGACGACTATTGCACCACTTGTTCAGAATAATCTAACACCAGTGTTTGTTGACATTGAAATGGATACTCTCAATTTCGATCTTGATAAACTTGAAGAAAAGATTACAGATCGCACTGCGGCTATTTTCGTTTCACCTGTTCTTGGCAATCCTCCTGATATGGATCGCATCAAAGAAATTTGTGAAAAGCATGATCTTCTTTTGATTGGTGATAACTGCGATTCACTCGGCACAAAATGGGATGGTAAACTGCTGACGGATTATTATTATGCGTGGACAACATCTTTCTATCCTGCTCACCACATTTCGACAGGCGAAGGCGGGATGGTTTGCTCAGACGACGAACAACTCATCAACACTGCTCGCAGCATTAGCTGGTGGGGTCGTGATTGCCGTTGCGTCGGTGCTGCTAATCTATTGGCTTGTGGAACATGTGGTAATCGCTTTGATAAATGGCTTGAAGGATATAATGGAATAATTGATCACAAGTATCTTTTCTCAAACATGGGATACAATCTCAAGCCACTTGATCTTCAAGGTGCGATTGGTATTGAGCAGTTGAAGAAAATAGATGAGATTGATGTGAAGCGTCGTTTGAATTTCGAGCGCATCAAGAGCATCTTCTATCGTTCCGTTCCTGGTGTTCGCGTTGCCTCTGCTCTGGATAAGGCAGACCCTTCTTGGTTCGGTGTGCCGTTGATCACTGATACACCTGAACTCAAGGAAAAACTCCAAGCCTTCTGCGAAGCAAATCGTATTCAGACTCGCAACTACTTTGCTGGAAATATTCTGTTGCATCCTGGTTACAAACATCTTGACGATGCTTCGAAGTATCCAAATGCGAACAAGGCATTGAGTAACGTGTTCTTTGTTGGTTGCCCTCCACACTATGGCGAAGATGTATTTGCCTATTACGAAAGCGTGTTTGCAAAATGGCAATCGTAAACGTTTTTGGGGGATATGGTTTTGTCGGAAGTGAATACTGTAACGTTGCCAAAGGCTGGATCAAAAATTACAGGGATAATTACGAAGTACGGAGTGCAAATTGCGTTTACTTTATTAGTACCGTTGATAACTATAATGTACACGTCGATTCTCTCTTGGATATTAATACTAATCTCGTTGTATTGATGAAAGTTCTCGATAATTATCGAGAATATATAAAGAGAACTGGTGAACAGGGAGTGTTCAACTTCATGAGTTCCTGGTTTGTCTATGGACAAGACTCTGGATTTGGCGAAGGATCGCGTGGTATTCCCGAAACCGATCCATGTGAGCCAAAAGGTTTTTATTCAATCACGAAGAGATGCGCCGAGCAGTTACTCATGTCTTACTGCGAGACGTTTGGACTTCAATATCGAATCTTGAGGTTAGCAAATGTACTGGGTAAACAAGATAAAAAGGTATCTGCGAAAAAGAACGCTCTCCAATACTTACTGGCGGAGATCGCGTCCAATCGACCAGTGGATCTCTATGATAGTGGGTATTTTTATCGTGATTATATTGATGTTCGCGATTGCGCTCGAGCAATCGATCTCGTTGTTCAACGAGGAGAAATTAACTCAATCTACAACATCGGAAATGGGAGACCAATAATCTTCCGAGACATTATTCGATACGCTCGAGATTCAATGGATTCGGCTTCTGAACTCCGCACTATAGAACAGAAAGAGTTTCACAAGAAAGTCCAATCCTCTCGTTCTTTCTTCATGGATAATACTAAACTTGAATCCTTGGGTTACAGACCTCAATATACGATTCAAGAAACCGTCGACGACATTATTTACGGAATACTAACTGGTAAAAATAACTAAATAGAAGCATATAAACTCCCCACAGAGTGGAAGGAATATGTTAAGATTTAGTCAATATCTCACTGAAGCCGCCAAATTTGAAACCGAAGACCTAAATGGCGGGCACCTTGATCACGTCGAAGATCTCCTAATCAAACATGGAAAAGAGGGTCTGGATTTATCTCTAGACTTCCTCGATAATGTTCACAAATATTTAAAAGGTGAACCTTCCGCTGCTAATATTTCCGTAAAGCATGACGGCGCACCTGCTATGGTCTTTGGTCGCCTTCCTGTCAAGAATTCAGATAAAGCAGGATTTGTTCCTGGTCAATTTTTCGTCGCTACCAAATCAGCGTTCAATAAACAAACTCAGAAGTTCATCACGTCCCCTGAAGATGTTCAAACTCATTTTGGTGATCGTCCAGATTTAGCAGCAAAAATGCTCTCAGCTCTAGAGCATCTTCCAAAAGTAACTCCAATGCGTGGAATCTATCAAGGAGATTTCATGCACACACCTGATATGATTAAACAGGAAG